GATCGCTCTTCGATCCGCGCCAAACGTTCGACCATGGTCGAAATCGTCCGTTGGTCGTCGTCGAGCCGCTGCTCGACACGCGCCAACCGCTGCTCCTTGACGGTGAGCCGGGACTCAACCGAGGAGAACCACCAGATGAAGCCGCCAAACTGGATGAGCAGCGTGGTGATCAGGGCGAGCGGAATGCGCCGGTCGATCGTCCAATGCAGCTCCGGCGGATCGCTGGGCTTTTCCGGGAGCGGCATGTCTCGGCTTCCTTCAGGACCGCTCGTCAGAAGCTGGCGCTCAGGCGAACCCGACCGATGGTCTCGCCAGCACCGTTTCCGACAGCATCGACCGCGACACCGATCAGCGTGTTGCTGGTGGCCGTGTTGTCCCAGTAGACCTTGTCGCCGACAGCCAAGGCTTGGGACGCGGTCTTCTTGAGATCGAACACGCCGACGAGGACAGCCTCGACGGCCTCGCCGTTACCGGCGGCGGCGGTCGCCACCCCAAAGATGGCGCCCACCAGCAAGCCGTCGCCGGCCGCCACGGCATAGGGTGCCGCAAGCGTGATGGTCTTTCCGGGCTGGACATAGTTCTTCATCGAAAACTCCTCTCCAAAAGACGAAGGGCGGCACGAAGCCGCCCTTTCTCGTCAGGATGATTGTGTGGATCGGGGGCCTTATGCGCCCGCGTTCTTGTAGAGGCCGCGCCAGTCGATCGCCTTCGCGCCGAAGTCGAGGCGGCACTTGATCTCGACACCGTCGACATCGAAGCCGTTGCGGGTCTCGATATAGGCGCCTTGCTGACCTTCGAGATAAGCAAACTCGATGGTGTCGATCTGGGCGGGGTTCGCGGCCAGGAACCACGCCCCGGTGCTGACGCCATCGAGACGCGGCTCGGAAATGGGCGTCAGCGTTCGGATCGATTGCGGCACCACGTCCCCGGTCTTCGCAGGGACGAGGTTCTGAGCGATGAGCTGCTCGACCGCGAGTTCGAGTGCAGCCGGCACCACCAGATAGCTCGGGCGAATGTTCAGAACCGTTTTCTTGTCGAGGCCGGTCTGCTTTGCCATCGAGGCGCGCCCTTCGCCGACCGCCGCCACACTGAGAGCAGTACCCGTACCGGCGAGATTCTTGTGCGTCGCGTGGAACAGCGCCACGCCATCGGCCATGGCGGCGTTGGCCGTGACGATGCCCCAGACCACGTCGCTTTCGAGCGTGGCGATCGCCGTGCCGTACATCGCGGGAATGCGCGTGAAGGCGTCGAGATCATCGTTGATCAGGACCTGACGCGTGATGGCGACCACGCGGCCATAGGTCTCGATGCGATAGCTCTCCTTCGACTCCGAGATGGTGCCGCGCTTGAACTCGCCGCCCTCGCTCACCTTCAGCAGCTGAGGTGCCTCACCCAGCTGGACCCGGTTCATCGCCTTGAAGTCGGTCGCGAGCACCTGACGGCAGAACGGCACGAAGGTGCGCGGATAGACGTCATAGGCCTGGCGCAGCGTCTTGTTGGTGACGGCCGACAACACTTCCGGGAAGTCGGAGGTCGAGTGCAAAGCTCGCGTGGCGATTTCGTCGCGCGACATGCCGCGCACATTGACGCCAGCTGAGGCAAGAAACTCCCGCGACAACTCCAAGAGCGTCATGCCGCGATATTCGCGCGCGTGATCGCTCAAGCCGAACAGCGTCGGGCTGTAGCGATGCAGCAGCGCATTGGCGACCGCCTCGCGACGGGTCAGCCGCTCGTCACGCCCGCCGAGCGGAACCGAAACATGCGGGAAGGTCCGCGTCTTCTCGGCGGTGTCCGCCACCTTGTCGAGAATGACGCGGCGGGCTTCGTCGATGGCGACCCCGCGACCGACCAGATCTTCGGCAAGGCTGCGCTCCAGACCGAGGCGGCTTGCGAGATCGTAGATGGTGCCGACCCGCGCGCGCTCGGCCGTCTGGGCATTGGCGATAAGCGCCTGCGTATCGGGCTGGGGATCGGCCGCACGGGTGATCGGCTCGGGCGTAGCCTGCGCCGGCGTGGGGGTCACATTGGTCTCTTCCATGGAAGTCCTCATCTGTTGGGAAGCGTCGTCCCGGTCCACGACGCAGGGGATCAGCGGGTCAACCGAACGGAAGCCGGCCGCCGGATCGGCCCCGACCGGGACCGCGGAAATCTCGAAAGGTGTCCAGTCGACCGCGCGCCAGACCTCCGGCGCATTGGCGGGTCGGCTGACCTCGAAGCGATGGACCTGATAGCCAATGGAGACGGCGCGCAGATGGCCCGCCCGCACATCGGCCCAGATCGGCTCGACATCGTCGCGCTCGCTGAAGCGGACCCGGGCAATGCCCCGACCGCTATCGATCCTGGCAGTCCCCGGCACGACGGAGCCGATGACGCTGTCGAGCGTGCGGAGATCATGGACCTTGAGCAGCGGCCCCCCGGCATTGAGCCGTTCGAGCCGCACGCTGCTCGGGTCCATGCTGAGTTCTTCGTCGAACGGCTCGCCGAATAGCGGCTGCCGCCGGACCCTTGCGCCCGTCGACCAGACCACCTCGATCGAGCGATCCTGCTCGTCGAGCGTGGCCGGCAATAGGTCGGCTGCGCGGCGCATCGCCGGCAGTTCGATCGTGCCATGCATGTTGTCGTCCTTACGTAGAGGTGAGCCCTGGATCGGGCTGCATCACGCCGGTCTTGGTGACCCGGCGCGGGTCGCTGTCGAAAATCAGTCCCAGCGCATCGATCTTGGCGTTCATGGCAGCGATCTCGGCGAGCACAGCATCGGGGTTGTGGCCCTGACGGGCGATCGCTTGCGCCAGCGTCATCGTGCCGGACCGCATCGCCAAGAGATCGGCCATGGCGTCCTTCAGCGGATCGACCGCCTCAAAACGCGGCGGCGACCATTCGACCGGGATGCGCGGCTGCGGGAGCTTGCCAGCCGCCCAGGCCTGCTCGGTGAACCAGTCCCAAGTGGGCTGGCAGAGCATCGGGATGACGATCTGCCACTGGACCGCATCGATCAGGCGGCGAAACTCGACAAGCCCGGCACGGATCGACGAGTAATTGACCTGACTGAGATCGCCGGTCAGCAGCTCGTAGGGCATCCGGAAACCCGCCGCCACGATGTGCAGCTGGGCGCGCAGCCACTCCGCCACACCGGCCGTCGTTGCCGGCTGATTGAAGCGGATATCCTTGCCGCCGCGCGCATAGGCGATGAGGCCCGGTTCGAACTGTTCGACCCGGTTGCCGTCGGCGTCCACCACGGACGGTGCTATTCCCTGCTCGGCCTCATCGGCGCCAAGCACGATGCCGACCACGCAGGCTTCGGTCTTCTTGCGAACCAGCTCGGCTTGCGTCCAGTCGTCGAGATCGCGCAGTGCGCGCATGACCGGCGTGCCCCACGGCACGCCGCGTACCTGCATGCGCTGCTTCTCATATAGATGCACGATGTCGGCAGCCGGGATCGCAAGACTGTCGAGACGCCGCCGCGTCGTGACCACGCTGTCGCCCGGGTGCTGCGCGAACAGCCAGAAGGCACGCCGCTGTCCGAGGCTTGAGAACTCGATCCCCTGGACGACACGACCACCATCCGCGAGATCGCCATTGCGCCCGGCATCGAGCATGTCGGCTTCGAGCAACTGCAGCTGCAGCGGCACGTCCAGTCCGTCATTCGCGCGACGCGGGCGGCGACGCAGCAGCACTTCGCCTGCTTCGATCATCTGCCGACAGGCCAAGGTTTGCAGACCGAGAAAGTCGAGCTGGCCGTCGGCATCGCAGCGCGCCGACCATGCCTCCCAGAGCGCATTGACCTGCGTGTCGAGTTTGTCGTTTCCGCTGGCGGCACGGGCGATGATGCCGGAGCCGATGATGTTGTTGACCAAAACCGACACCGCCTTGGCGGCGTGCGGATTGTTGCGCACCAAATCACGCATGCGATCGCGGAGCAGCCCGCCAGCGACGGCAATCTCGCTGTCGGCCGATGATCCGGCCGCGCGCCAGCCATCGGTTCGCCGTCCCTTGGCAGCGCCGTCATAGCCGCGCGCCAAAGCATCGAAGCTCTCTCGCGCCTGCACACGGCGAAGTGCCGCCCGGGGTGCGACCGATCCGATCGCCCGGTCAAGCCAGGTGACGCGGCGCATCAGCGCTCCCCGCGCGAGAACCCGGCGAAACCGGCGACGGGGGGACGGTTTTCGGCACCCCCAGTGATTTCACGCTCGATCGTGCGGATCCGCGACAATAGGTCGGCGGCGGAGCCGTATTCGACTGTCTTGCCGTCGTAGCTGACCCGCAATGTGCCAGACGCGTAGGCACGTCGCAGCGCATCGAGTTCCGCGTTGGTCCAGCTCATCGCAACCATCCTTTATCCACGCCCGAGAGCCAGTCGGATCGAC